GCATTGAAACAACCAACGGCTGAACATGCCGAAGCCAATGCTACTGTTTCCGAAGCCAATGCTACTGTTTCCGAAGCCAATGCTACTGTTTCCGAAGCCAATGCTGCTGTTGCCGAAGCCAATGCTACTGTTGCCGAAGCCAATGCTGCTGTTGCCGAAGCCAAAGTTTCCATAATAAACAAAATGTTGAACGCAACTCAAAAATTGAACAATCTTTCTCCTGAAAATGTTTCAGAAGCGACCGCATTGCTTGAAACTATGCACGAAATAACATCATCAATTGCAAAGTTTGTCATCAACCATCGGGATAACAAATGAAAACTAGTTAAAGACACCAAATTATAAAATGATAAATTCAATGTCACATCAATCACAAATCGATGCAATCAACGACATACTTGAAAAGTTGAATGAAAAATATGGAAGAAATTCATGCAACTTACAACAACAAGAACAACAACAACAACAACAACAACAACAACAACAACAACAACAACAACAACAACCGGAGCAACAACAACAACATGAAGAACATGTGTATGAACCATTTGAAATAAACGACCCTCACCTTATGGTAAATGCACTGTGTCGTTTAATGCGAAGTCGTTTGTGATTTTAGAACATTTTGCACGGTTTTTTCAATGTCGGCACACAATTCAATGCATGTTTTTGAGCCCAATTTGCCAAATTTTTCGCACATGGTTTTTATTTTTAGAAGTTTCATTCGCAAAATGTCCAGTTTGGGAATCCATTTGTGCGACATGCGAAAACATGCAGCTTGAATGCAAATGCAGTTGGTTGTCAGTGCAGTTTTAATGGCGTCAGGATTCATTTCATAATTGCATGTCATCATAAGGTCCAATTGTGTGTGCATTCGAATGAACTCATCACATTTAGTTTCACGTTTTTCCAAATCATCTTCATGATGAATGAGTTGCAAGTTGTTTTGCATTTTCAATAATTGAGTGATGTGTCTGTTGCATTGAACTGCAATCTCGGATTCTTGAGCCAATGAAGCCCGCAGAATTTTGCGTTGATGGGAAGACAAGGATGCACAACATGTGGCCATTTCAGTTTATCATTTGCGTGAATGATAAATTGTGTTGAAATAAATTCCTTCAATTTTTTTAATATTAGTTTATTTTATAATCATACAAATGGCAGGTGCAGTTCGTCGATTGATTTTTACAAATCAAAAAAGCAAATACAATTACAACCATTATGTTCCTGGTTCAGGAGTTGGTGGGCAAAACATTTCAGTGCGTCGCCACTTGAAGCGGTTTGCAACCTCGCCGCAAGGACCAAAAGGCACTTACGACCCGGTTGGAAAAACCCCGTGTTGCCCAGAGCTGCTGCAAAATTACGGGTTCATTCGCCAGAGCCCCCCAGGATAAACATCAAGGATAATATCAAGGATAAAATAATTCAAAATTTAAAACAAAAACGACAACGTTCAAAATCCAATCCCATGCCTTCTGCAATTGTTCTCGCTTCTTCTGCTTTTTCCGTTTCTGCCGCTTTTGCCGGCATCATCGTCATCAGTTCCCAGTCGTCCAATACATTTGGAAAGGTCAACAGCTGCCATCGTAATGCATAGCCATATTTGCTGCCATTTCTTATGCTGTGTGATTCAATTTTCTTCAATTCTTTCATGGGTGGCTTTGCAGAAACTTCGTATTCCATGTGGCCTCCTGGTGCTAAGCCTTCCATAAATTCTTGGTCCGACAAAAATTTTTCACATTGAACAAACGCCCGAAGTGCAGTGCAATCCGTTTTTGCTTCTGTTGCAAAAGGAGCACTAATCCTGGCATCACATGCCGCAATACATGCATCACATAGTTTCAATGATTCATCTGGATAGCTATGAGACATCATCCACGCCAATGGAGCATATGCTGGCAAATATTTTCGTTCGGTTGCACCTTTGTAAAGGGCAACTGCTTCCGCGCACATGCTCTTTGCCATCGGACTGCAAGTCATTGATCCCCAATTGCGAGTCCACATATCTGCATCTGGCAATTGTCTCACCTGCAAGCACAGTTGTTCTGCTTGCTGAAACATTCCGGCTGCGTCAAGCATGGCGGGAAGAGACGCATGAGGTTTTGCAGCAACCAATAACGGTTCACGACTATTCATTCTCAACAACCATGGATCATGTCGATGCAAAAGTTTGTCAGACATATGACCAGCAAGAGCACCCGTGCCAGTGGTCAACACGGCCATTCGATCTTTGCCAGAAACACCTCTAGACAACATCTGTGCGAGAACGTGATGAGCTGCTGCAAGTTCATCATTTCTGTTTCCTTCACGTTCTTTTGCATGGGCTTCTGCAAGCTCTTTCGGGGTTCGTTTATACATGCCTCCTCTCCGATTGATTCGGCGGGTTTTTTTATTTCCGAAACGTCTGTGTTTAACCTTAGTTGATTTCATATTTTTAATATATATTCGGATGATATTAAAAATTTTAAAGCAAATCATCCGAACGCGCTAATCTTCTTCTTAAGCTTGTAATTGTTGTTGGGAATGACCTTGTTGTTAAGCAAGAAGTCGTTGTTGTCCTCATACATCTCAGGAAGAATGTGTGTTAACGGTTTGTTCACGACGTAGATGATTTGTTCGCTCTTGAACAGCTTGCGGTACTCTTGAATCGAGAGATTGCCGTAAAATTTGTTCAAGATGTATTGTGGATTGGGTGCGGGTTTTATACTTTTGTCATAATTCAACGCTCGTCCATACATGGAATTCAACATTTGGCACCTCTCGAACTTAACAGATGTGTCGATGTCTTCTTTCATGAGATATGCCACTGCACATTCTGGGCTGCAAAAACAACCATACACAGTGTATCCTCCATTCGGAGAAATGCACTTGGGTATGTAAATGGGCGGCGTGTCAAATTCGCATGTGTCCCAAAAACAGCAAGAACGACGAGTGCCAGCACCAATATTTTGAAACACGTCACTTTTATGGAAACACAACTTCAAATGGTTTAATTTTTTCCAAATTTCTTTCAAGTTGTTTTCACTGCAACTTGAATCGTCATCTTCATTGTCATATCCTATGTCATTCAAATGACTGTATGAGTTTGTTGCAATGAGTGCATCTGACGTTGTTCGTGGTTTGGTATGTGCATTTGAATTAGATGAAATGATGAAATTGTCAGAGTGTCCATTTGGCTGATACAAGTCATTCAAATCAGCACCTTTCGGTTCCAACGCATTGAATGAAATGACGTCTCCGGGTTTGACTGACGTTTCCGCAAAAGCTGCGTTCAAATTCGGAATGTCAGCCACACTGCATTTCAAATGCAGAATTATGTTGGGTGCATCATTTATTGAAGTGGATTCACTTGTGAGTTGTTGAATCACCTTTCCACCCTTGGGTTTCCTGCCTCGTTTTTTATGACACATTCCAGGTTGAGGTTGAGTGGTTGTGTCAGTGGAATCCGGTGCGGCGGCAGCATTGGGTATTATTACCGGTTCTGTTTGTAAGTCGTTTGTTTTTTTTCGACTTGCTCTTTTTTTTGCAGAACTAGAAATATCAGAAACAGATTGTGGCTGTGGTGGCTGTGGCTCTGGTTGTGGTTCTAAAATCGATGCCGCCGGCTCTGCAACCTTTTTACGTCCTCTTTTCTTTTTTTCCTCAACTTCTGCAATGATTGGTTGGGGTTCGGGTTCAACCACCGGTTTCTTTTTGCTCGAAGCTGTTCTTGACTTTGACTTTTGCATAGGAAAAAAGTTGATTTAAATCGTGAACTCTATTGACAACTGTCTCAAACATTTTAAGTTGTTTTGTTATATTTTTTGTTGGTCTCCGTTTGATAGCATGAACGGCACAATGGAAGGTAATTGTCGCTTCCAATGACGATTTGGTCCGTTTCGCATGTGGTTCTGAAACTGAAGATGGCTTCTTTTCCATTGCGGCAAATACTGCAAAGTGAAGTGAGTTTGCAAACTTTGTCGCAATGAGGAATCAAGTCGAGGAAAGCGCCGATGCGTTTTTTTTCAAAGTCGCCATCCAGTCCGCACACGTAGACGCGTTTTCCAGCATCAACCCAATGCAAAACACGCATAATGTCCGGAAAGAACTGGCCTTCATTGATGAGCAAAACTTCAGCCTCAAACACTTTATCCGCATGGGTTGATTCCAGCTCTTCAATTGATGAGCACATGATGCACGGAATCATGGTGCGGTCATGAGTCGAAAGAAGAGCGGATTCTGCACTGGCATAACGCGTGTCGCCGGCAAAATTCACGACGACCACTCGCATGTTGCAAAAGGTGCACTGTTTGTATAAATTCGTGAGCCACGTGGTTTTGCCGGAGAACATGGGTCCAATTGCTAATTCCAAATATCCAGAAGTCATCGTTTGACAATGTTGTTTTCGCATTCTTCTAAAATGGACACAACATTTTATTCATCAATTTTTACTTTAATTTAAAAAAATGAAAATTGGAGCCAGTCATGAATGTCATGATTATCAATATATATCAATATAAACATACGTTCAGATGTTTAAATACTTAGCAAAAGAAAATATTTAAATGACTGCTGTTAGCACAACCATGAACAAATCCACGCCCTGGGTGGAAAAATATCGTCCAACCAATTTCGAGGACATTGTGCTGGACCCGCTGAACAAGCTGATGATGCGCAACATCATTGCAACCGGTCATTTCCCGAACTTGTTATTTTATGGACCGCCAGGAACCGGTAAAACCACCACCATCATGAATCTGGTGAATGAATATCAACAAGCTAGAATGAAGTGCGTGAATGGCGGCCTAATGATTCATTTGAATGCATCGGATGAACGGGGCATTGACATCATTCGCATCCAAATCAACAGTTTTGTGACGACCAAATCTCTCTTTGGTAATGGCACAAAATTTGTCATACTGGATGAAGTGGATTACATGACGAAGAATGCGCAAATGGCGTTGAGACACTTGCTCAACAGCTACAATTACAGCCAACATAATGTGCGGTTCTGTCTGATATGCAACTACATCAGCCGCATTGACGAAGCGCTTCAAACCGAATTTGTCCGCATGCGTTTCAATCAATTGCCTGTATCAGAAATAAACAAGTTCATAACAAAAGTGAGTGTGAGCGAAGGATTGAATATGTCGGATGACGTGATACGTTCCATCCAAAAACAGTTCAATTCCGACATTCGCAGCATGATAAACTACATGCAAACCAACCAAGATACAAGCACAGACCACCATCATGTCATTATCACTGATTCCACATGGAATGACATAACAAATGAACTGAAGGCAGGCGGAGATTCAGTCAACCTCGTTTATAATAAAATAAATGCACTGAGTTTGCAATGCAACTCTGGCAAAAAGAACATGATGAAAATGTATGCAAATTACTTGGTTCGAAATCATCCACAACTCATAACATCCTCTCTCTTAAACAAAATTGAAAATGTCATGCACGTCGTCGAATGTGATGTCGACCATTTGATGCATTATCTCATTTTGAACTTTGCAAAGTCTTTTTCTCATTAAATTGTTTTTTCATTCGGTTCATTCCAATTATCCAATTATTGTTTAAGTTAAAAAAAGAATTGATTCCATTTCAACTTAAAGAAACACCTCGTTATCAAAATAACTTCTAGTGGTTTAATACAAATGGCACAGCTTGATTTGGAATGGGAACAATTTTTAAATCAAACGGACAAGTCTGATTTTGTGTTGGAGTCCATCAAGTCAGTTGCAGCAGACGTGCCAAGTGTGCCGACAAAGACAAGTGTTAAGAAAACCCGAAAAGTGGACATGGCAAAGACGGGCAAGAAACCCAAGTGTGATTTTGAGGATGATGACAACACCGATGGCGAGGATGATGACAGCAGTCATGATGACATCGACCCAATCCATACAGAATTGGATGGGACGCTGACTGGTAATGTTTTGACAGAAGAGACAAAGCCCAAATGCACGCCAATTTATGTGAGCACAAAAACCAAAATCTCGTATTTGTCAAAACCAGTTGACATACATTCGGTGTTTTGGCAGATTCCTGTGTTGAAATACGCCATTCCAAAGGAAGGCGCAATCAAAAAACAAATGAAATTTTCCACCACGGACCCAGTTGAACTGGCAGAAATACAAACCAGATTGAAGCAAGAAGTGGCATGTGTCAACGAATTTGTGATTGAGCACATTGAAAATCCGGAAGGGCGCATCAAATTCAAGGACCAGCGAAAAGTGAGTATTGGCCTTTGTAAAAAAGACATCGTCAGCTACCGAATCAAGCAAAAACGGGCATTCTTCAACTGTTTTGTTGTCATCCTGCGAGTCATTGATGAAGAAGATGAAGCCAAAAGTTTCAAAGAAATGCACGTGAAAGTGTTCAACACTGGAAAGTTGGAAATACCGGGTGTGAAGACTGATGCAATGCTGCACAAGGTGCAAACGCTGTTGGTGCAGATTTTGAAGCCCATTCTTGGCGAGGACCTTGATTTTCAGCGAGACCACTGCGAAACGGTTCTCATCAACTCCAACTTCAAATGTGGATACTACATCAACCGCGATGCTCTGTATCATTTGCTCAAATACAAGTATCGCATATCCTGGCATTCAATTCAAGTTCTTTTACGTGCAGGGAATGAAGCTGGGTGAACAAACCGGGCAACAACCACTGCATTTCACTGGAGACGAAACAAACAAACACAAAAAAGCACGCAACGACACGAAACCGCATTATGAAATATCCTTCATGATTTTCAGAACAGGCAGTGTTCTCATTGTTGGAAAGTGCAATGAAGATGTGCTGCACGAAATCTACGATTTCATTCGAACTATGCTTGAAACGGAGTACATGACAATCGGCAAATGCCTAGTTTCAAATGACGCATCATTGGAGAAAAAAAGGGTTCCAAAAGTGCGCCGCAAAACCCTGATATTCAATGAATCTGGCAGCCAAAAAATTAATTAATAATAAATCCATCATGACATTTATATTAAAGAATAAATAAGTATTTAAAGATACAAAGTCGTTTCAGAATATAATTTCAAAAACTATATTCTCACATGAGCAATCAAGTTCCTGCCCGTGGGGGTGCAGCTGCAGCACCCTCTTCCAGTGCAAATAATGCTGTGAACAACGTCACCGCAAATGCACCTGCATCCAAGGATGCATCTTATCGTTTGCCAAGCAATGTTTGCATTAGTCATGCCATGAAACTCGCGATTGTTGAAGACAAGCCCATCATGATGGACTATTGGACTGCATCATTAGATAAATCTGTTATTATTGGAGTAAGTGAGAACAAAGACAAGCTTCTAGTTAAGAGTGAAGATGAGTACACTAGCACCATTGCAAAGATTTACAAGGTGGAAACGGAATACATCATTATGACCGAAAATTCCATTTATATCGTGAGCAATGACATTCCTACAAAACGCATCAACTAGTTTAGAGAGAATGCATTATTAAAAACATTTAGGATATTTTTTTTTTCTTGATGAATATTATAACAATCAAATGGCTCACTATCGTACTCACCGCAAGAACCGCCGTGGTGGTCGCAAGACCCGTCGCCGCGCTCACCGCAAGCATTAAGCACGCGTTTTTTTAAAAATATATAAAATGTTTGAATGAATGCATTTAAACATTTTATTCCATTCCATGCATGTTTTAGAAAAACACCCAACACATCCCAAATCCCAATGTCTCACCAATCCGCAGAACAAATGAAACATTTAGAAGAAGAGGGCGAGAGAAAAGTCGCAGAATTAATCAAAACAAACAACATCACAGAGCAAACGCTCATGAACATCATCCACGGAGGGAACGATGAATTTAGGAAAATGCACGGTCGCGACATGACCTATGATGAAATGCGCAATCTGTATGGTTGAACCAATCGTAATTTAAGGCTCATAATATTTTTGAAAGTGCTGCAATTTGTTCCTCCGTAAGAGATGTCGGTAAATCGATTGAAAACCGAATTTTGAGTGAACCAGTTTCCGTATAACCCAACCCAGGAAGCACTTTTGTTTCGTTCATCGAGCCCGTTATGGAACATGGTTTGCAGTTGAATTTATAACTTCGTCCGTTCAAATGCACAATGTCAAACGTGAACCCACATAGTGCATTTTTCAGAGACACTCGATGCTCAACGACCAAGTCATCGTCTCTGTCACGTATAAATATGGGATGTTCTGCAATGTTGATTTGAACCGTTATTGCCTTTTGTCTGCCATGGCTTTTGCCGGGAAAGCATATTTTGTAGCCGTTTGCAACACGAGGAGGCACATCAATCAACACAATGTCGGTTTGTTTGTTGTAGTTTTCATCATCATATGACACCGTGATAGGACGCTGTGTGAAACCATTGTAAGCATCTTCGAGAGAAATGACGACCATCTCAATGTGGTCGCACTCATATTCTTCATGCGGCTGTTCATACGATTGTTCATGCGGTTGTTCATGAGAGGTGGTGAAATTGTGAATGATGATTTTTGGTCCCATGCCCATGCCATTCCCTCCTCCAAACATAGCCTCAAATATATGCTGTGCTGGGTTTTGTTGCGGTTGGTTCTGTTGTTGATGCATTGCTGCAAACAACATGTCAAGTGGATTGACACCCATCGGCCCCATACCCATTGGCCCCATACCCATTGGCCCCATGCCCATCGGCCCCATGCCCATCGGCCCCATGCCCATCGGCCCCATTCCCATCGGCCCCATCCTGTGAATTCGATGCCCTCCAATTCCCATCTGCAACTCAAAATCATAGTTGCCACGCTTTTCCGGGTCGCTCAGCACGTTATATGCCTCATTTATTTCTTGAAATGCACGTTTTGACTCTTCGGAATTTCCATTTTTATCGGGGTGCATTTCCATTGATAGCCGACGAAATGCACGCTTGATTTCATCATGGGTGGCTTTTGGCGAATCTAGTTGCAACACATCATAATGCGAACGAGGCATGGTTAAGTAGTCGTTAATGAAAAATCATGATAGAATGCTTTTATTATGATTTAAATGATTTAAATGATATTCATTTAATCCATTCAACTATTTTCAAACAAAATGTCTTACAACAACCAACTGGTGATTGAACAAACGCATGCCGATGTTATATGGAGAGCTGCATGGCTTTCATTAATTTCCATGTCTCATGCAATGTATCATGAACAAACATGTTTTGCTATTGTGGCTGGAGGAGTAATGTTTACCTCTTTGAATTATTGGCGAAACCCGGTGCGAAACTCTTGGCGTCGATACACCGACATTGCCTATGTTCACATTTGTCTCTGCTATCAACTCAAAGAAGCTTACAACTTGAAAGATTCATATTATCGAAATATCTATTACAATTGCACCATTGCATCAGCACTGTGTTATGCTATGGGATACTTGCTCATGATGTTAAATATGCCGCGCGCATCGGTTCATGCACATGCCGGAATACATGTTGTGGCCAACATCGGCAACATTGCGTTGCAAAAAGCCGAACTTGCATCAATATCCCTCTCGGATGGCTTTGCCAACAGGGAACCGGGGGACGTTTAGCTCGCTTAGCTCCTGATATATCACAGTCAACAATTTGCCCACATGCGTGTGGCCAGTTTGAAACCACTTGCGCCGTTGTTCCTGCGTGCCTCTTGGACGCACGCTGAATTCTCTGTCTTCCGCTGTTCTACACACCCATATCACGGTTCCAGCGTCTCGTCCAGCGGCTTCTTTGAAGCCCACAATCGGATACTCTGATTCCATGAATTCCTTGTATTTCTGCAGGTCATGACTGCGGTAATTTTGCCGATACAGTCCCTCCACATTTCGCAACATGATGCCTTCATACCCAGCAGCGACATACTCGCTAAACGCTTGTTTGAATTCGCCGTTCGTGTGTATTAGTTGTGTGTGCACTAATTCCAAATGGTAGCACTTTGTGCCGCCAATGGTGCCAACAATGCACTCGTGCCTCTTCGAATACGGAACATTCTCAACCACAATATCATACACATGATACTTGATGCACTGCACGCGCTGCATGTCCGTTTCGGACAGCTTCTTCTTTTTGATGAGTCCCGCCAGCTCTTCAAATGGAATGTCAGTTGTGTACAACTCACCATCCAGCACCAGACCGGAGTTTTTCGAGAAAATGGGGCGCAACTCGGCACAAATGTGCTCCACAGTTTCAAAATAAGAACCGGTGCGCGACTGGGCCACCACTTTGCCGTTGGACAACATGTGGCAAATGCATCGCAGTCCATCCAGTTTGGGCTGAACATAACACGGAAACACAATGTCGTTCTTTTTGTTCTTTGAACAAAGAGGTTCATATGTGTGAGCCAACATGGGAAACACTTTGCCTTTGCCCTTGTCGTTGTCGTTGTCGTTGTCGTTGTCGTTGTCGTAAAATGAAACCGGAGACATTTGGTTGGAATCTGAAACGGGCGCAACGAGAGAATATCCTTCTTTTTCCATTTTATCCTGCCATTTTCTCTTGGTTTCGGACATGCATTGTTGCAACGGAGTCGTCTCGTTCTTTTTGCCGAGGTTTTTCCCCTCAGTGTATTCGCGCGTGGTGGTCTGTTTTTTGCCATCTAGTTGGCCATATTCTATTTCGGCGGTTGCGTTTCCATTCAGGATATCGACATAGATGCGTGCGGACCACACCTTTGTTTTTCCGTTTTTTTCAACACCATAAATGGTGGGAAACTCGTGTTCGGTTTGCATTCAGAATGCACTAATGGGTTTCATTTGCAAGTGTTTATATACGTTTCGTAATGTTTTAACACAGCTGAGTATCCACACCATATGTGCATCCTTGAAATGCTAAACGCTGCGGTTTGCAGTATGAACTGAAGTCATATGGGGTGATGACTGACCACGGAACTGCTTTATCCAGAAATCCGGAAACCACAAGGACAAATGAAATGAGTGCGCTGCACCAAAACGACGTGGTTTTTTGGTCATGTTGCGACGAGGCTTCAATTTGCTGCAGCGTCTTGGTTTCGTCAAAGTAGCATTTGACCCAATCGCATGGGTTAAGGTCATATGGACACGCCTTGGCTTTTTCATATGCTGTCTTGATGCCATTTTCCAATTGCAGAGAATCGGATTCATTGAGTTGGATGCGTCGAACATACAGGTGGCCGTAGCCTTGAGATGCATATTCTGCCCACACTTTAGAAAGCGGGCACACCTGCACACCGAATTTGAATTTTCCTGAAACCGCGTCGGGAAAACGCTCGCTGCCACTCTCCAACACATAGTATTCCTCTTCTATCAAAGTGGGGTCAAGCCATGTGGGGCGATGCAAAACCATACTTATGTGGCTGTAATTTGAAGAAGTCAGTTTCTCAATGAGACGAGAATACCAGTATTTCGTGGTGTTGTAAAGAATGAGGTCGCCTGTTTTGAAAGAATGTGAATGCAAATTTATGGGAAATTGCATGGACATTTGGGACAATATTGGTAAAAAGTGGTTCGTTTTATATATCATTATTATATAAATTCGAAACTGCAATGATGTTCAAAGTGAAATCAACTATGAAAATGGGGTTGGGACCAGTATCTTATACATCACTTAAACAAAAACTTCGTCAACCACCGCCAGCACCAGCACCAGCACCAGCACCAGCACCAGTAGCAGCACTAGCACCAGTAGCAGCACCACCATCAAACGATGTGCACCAATTTGAAGAAATAAAAAATCACATTCACAATAATTTCAAAAACAATAAACTTAAAAAGGTGGTTAATGTGTTTCAACTCACTTATGTGAATGACAAGTCACAAGGCTTCGGTGATTTTTTAAGAGGGTCAATTTATTTGACTCACATTTGTGAATTATTGAATGTTGCATTTGACATTCATCTTAATCATCCAATACGTATTTGCTTTGTGAATCAAGAAAATGAATATGAATCAATGAACCAGTATAAAGTGTGTGCTTACATTGACAAATTAAATAGAAGAAATGCACACGTGATTAATTTCATCAATTGTTTGAATGGATGCCATTCAGAGATTGCATATGTGTATTGCAATTATGACCCAAGATTTGACATTGAAAATCCAAAATATGGAATCATTGTGCATGCAAGAAACATCATCATCCCAAAAATAAAACCAACTGAACTCGTTTTAAATTTGATGGACAAAAAACTGGCAGAAATCAACATTCAAAGAAAACAATACAAAATCATACACGTCCGACTCGGAGACCGTTTCATGATTAAAGGCAAAACCAATTATATGAAACACAAACACATTTTTCAAGCCCACATGAGCCACATGATGAACGACATTCAAACCAGGTTGAATAAAAATGAAAAATACATTATATTAGGGGACAATAACATTGCAAAGAAAATCGTCTCGAAAAAATTCAACAATGTGTTCTTGTTCGACAGTGAAATTATCCATTTAGGTGAAAAAACCAATTTAATTGAAATGAATGAACGGACAATTATAGATACATTTATTGATTTTTGTATTATACAACATTCGCTGAGTGTGGTGTCATACTCGGTGTATACACATGGTAGCGGATTCAGCAAACAATGCACAAACATATATGATATTCCGTTTCAACAAATACAGTTGCATCCTGAAGTATGCTGATTTTTCGATAGATTAAATCATTCGTGTAAAAATAGTTATAAAAGAATTCCACTATTGAATTCAACAAGTGTTGATGTTAAAGACGATGCCTTCCAATTCCGACCCATTCATAAACAAATATCAACCTCAAATGTTTGATGAATTCGAACAATTGAACCCTCTCATGGTGGAACTATTACAGTCTCTCATCAAATTGCACGAATTGAATTTGCTAATTGTCGGAGACTCTGGTTCAGGCAAAACATCTCTGGTGAATGCAATTGTTCGTGAATATTACGGCTCCGACAACAACCAAGAAAATGTCATGGTTTTGAACAGTTTGAAGGATCAAGGCATTCAATTTTACCGAAGTGATATGAAAATATTTTGTCAGACGAGTTCTCTCATTCCTGGCAAAAAAAAACTGATAATTCTTGATGACATTGATTCAATCAATGAACAAAGCCAGCAAGTGTTTCGCAACTGCATTGACAAATACAAACACAATGTGTGCTTTATCGCATCATGCATTAATGTGCAAAAAGTAATTGACAATCTGCAGTCGCGTCAAATGATTGTGAAAATCAACCCGATTGACCCGGCATGTTTATACAAGATTTTGAATAAAATACGCATGCGTGAAAATTTAGACATTCACGCTGATGCAGAACAGTTCATCATGAGGGTGTGCAATGGGTCTGTGCGCATCTTGATTAACTACATGGAAAAATTCAAAATAATAGGACTTCCCATTTCTTTGGAGCTTGCCAATCAATTGTGCACCAACATAAGTTTTAGCGCATTCGAAAGTTATACGCGTGATTGTTTGTGCAAAACTGCATCAGTGTCGCAGTGTGTATCGCATCTATATGCTTTGCACGACCATGGATATTCGGTGATGGACATTCTTGACAGTTATTTCATTTTCATCAAAAACACGGATTTGGTGGATGAAACGATTCAATACAAAACAATTGCAATTATATGCAAATATGTGAGCATTTTTCACAATGTGCATGAAGATGAAATTGAATTAGCACTTTTCACAAATAACCTGCGACAACTGTTTCATTCGCACGCCGACCAAAATATTTATATGTGATTATAATAGTTGCAAACATGGTGGTGGATTTGGCGATGTGTCCAGAAATATCTTCAACCAAGTCTCACAAAATAATTAAATCTGCAGTTCCAAATGAATTGTTTTATGATTTTATTAAGAAAATTGCACATAAACTTCCAAACTCTAATCACTATTTGATTGACTTATTTGCATACAAAAAAGCAACTTACTGTGATGAAGAACCACAACCAGCAGAAAGCAGTTGTCCGCATCCTTCATTGTTGCACAAATTCTGTCAGGACTTGTTGCCATATTACTGCAAAGACAAGCAGTTTTTTCTGACAAGAAAGATGTCTTACAACAATTTGAATACCATTTTAAGACAGATATGTCGACATAATTCGATTGAATGCCGTTCTGAACGCAAATATGACAAATCAAAAACCCATATTGTGTATTATATTTGCGACATGTCGACGAATGAATGAAATTATTTCATATATAATATATTTATATATCAATAGTATATCAATATTACAACATATTCATTGTATCAAATTGCATCAATGCTGTCTCCGAAACTCATTGCATTCTATTTAGTCATCATTTTGGCCGGAATTGCATACAATCGTTATGCAAAGTCGCAGGAAGGAATCAACATGAGCGCTGATTACAATTTGATTAAAAAATATTTGCTCAATGACAAATCTCTCGCTGACACACGAAAACCATTCATGTGGATTTTCATCGACTATGAAGTGAATGCACGGAACTGGTCTAGCTGGGGCTCTCGCAACACCACCAACTTGAACCAGCCTTACATGTACCTGACAATTCGCAGCATAGTGGAACAATGTGGCAACTCATTTAACGTGGTTCTTGTTGACGATTCTTCATTTCAGCGATTGTTGCCGGATTGGACTATCAAAGTGCAGAACATGCCGTTTCCGTTGAAGCAGCATTTAAGAGACCTTGCCATGGCAAAGGTTCTTTACAAGTATGGCGGTATGATTGTTCCTGCGTCTTTCATATGCCTGAAAGATTTGAAGTCAGTATATTCTGATTTATTAAAAGGCTCGGGAAAAAGCATGTTTGCCGGAGAGTTTGTTGCACGCAATTCAGTCGCTGCCAACGTATCGTTTTTCCCTGATAGCAAATTAATGGGTTGCACAAAAGAAAGCCCCGTCATGAAACAATACATCGCTTATTTAGAACCCTTGGTCACATCCGACTACACCAATGAATATGAATTTTTGGGCCAGAATGACCGTTGGTTGTATAAACAACTTATCAGCACTCCCCCACAAATATCCATGCTGTGTGGAACACTCATTGGCACAAAAACCACTAACGGAACCCCCGTTGTTATTGAAGAACTGCTAGGTGAGGAAGATGTTGACTTTGCAAAAGATGCATTTGGTATTTATGTGCCATCGGATGAAATACTCAATCGATTGGCATATCAATGGTTTGCGCGCTTGTCTCCTCGTCAAGTTCTCACATCGAACACAGTGGTTGGTAAGTATTTGTTGCTATCAAATGACCAATAAAAATATTCGTTAAACCTGTTATAATATACAATTGGGTCATTGTATATTGTGCATTTTATATTGCGCATTGAGTATTGTAAAAAATGCATAAAATAGGAATTATTGGAAACGGGTTTGTTGGAAGAGCAACAATCACACTTCAATGTGATGACATAAATATCATGTGTTATGATGTTAACCCGAACTTGTGTGTGCCAAAAGGAACCACCATGCATGACTTGTTGACATGTTGCGCCATTTTTGTGTCTGTTCCAACGCCCATAAATCGGGCTGGCAAAACATCCATGAAATATGTTGATTCTGTCATCTCTCAATTGAGAGAATTGAAATATGATGGATTCATAATCATTCGTTCAACTGTTCCAGTTGGAACATCGGACCATTACAAGTGCAACTTTATGCCTGAGTTTTTGACTGAAAAGAATGCAACCAATGATTTTGTAAATAATGCGAACTGGATTTTTGGATGCAATGATGATGAAAACAAAGACGCGTTTATGAAATTAATGACAAGCATCATTCGGTGTGCACATGCACATGAAAAAATAGCGCATGAACGCATCACGTTCATGTCCAACAAAGAAGCCGAAATGGTGAAATACTTTCGCAACACGTTTTTAGCGACAAAAATATCATTCTGTAATGAAATTCATGGATTTTGCAAAAAACAGGAAATTGACTATGACAGAATGGTCATTATTGCGGCAGAAGACGCGCGAATTTGCAAAAGCCACACAGCAGTTCCGGGTCATGATGGACGGTTTGGTTTTGGTGGAACTTGTTTTCCCAAGGACATCAATAGCTTGCGTTCACAAATGGAAGAAGTTGGAGTGCAACATTGTCTGATTGATGCCGTAATTCATAGAAATGACTGTATTGACCGTGCTGAAAAAGACTGGATGCATGATATTGGTCGGACAGTGGTTCATGAATAAAACCTAAATTCTCTTTTACTTCGTAAAATAATATATATTTAGGGTTATATATATTACACACAATTATGAACTTTTCTCTCGTCGGAAAAAAACGCGCACCGGTGCAACCATCTGCGCAATTTTTATTGTTGAAGCAGTTGCAAAAACAACAACAGTTGCAAATGCAACTAATGGCAAAATTGGAAGAAGAGATGAAACAAACCGTGGAGGAACCTGTTGCTGCAGAAGAACCAGTTGCAGAAGTTGCTGTTGTTGAAGAACCAGTTGCAGAGGTTGCCGCTGTTGAAGAACCTGTTGCCGCAGAGGAACCAGTTGCACAAGTTGCTGCTGTTGAAGAACCTGTTGCCGCAGAGGTTGCCGCAGAGGTTGCCGCAGAAGAACCAGTTGCAGAAGTTGCCGCAGAGGAACCAGTTGCTGCAGAAGAACCAGTTGCAGAGGTTGCTGCTGCAGAGGAACCTGTTGCAGAAGTTGCTGTTGCTGCAGAGGAACCTGTTGCTGCAGAGGAACCTGTTGCTGCAGAGGAACCTGTTGCCGCAGAGGAACCTGTTGCAGAGGTTGCCGCAGAGGAACCAGTTGCACAAGTTGCTGCTGTTGAAGAACCTGTTGCAGAAGTTGCCGCAGAGGAACCAGTTGCTGCAGAGGAACCTGTTGCTGCAGAGGAACCTGTTGCCGCAGAGGAACCTGTTGCAGAGGTTGCCGCAGAGGAACCAGTTGCACAAGTTGCTGCTGTTGAAGAACCTGTTGCAGAAGTTGCCGCAGAGGAACCAGTTGCTGCAGAAGAACCAGTTGCAGAGGTTGCTGCTGTTGAAGAACCTGTTGCTGCAGAGGTTGCTGCTGTTGAAGAACCTGTTGCTGCAGAGGTTGCTGCTGTTGAAGAACCTGTTGCTGCTGTTGAAGAACCTGTTGCAGAGGTTGCCGTAGAGGAACCTGTTGCTGCAGAGGTTGCTGCTGTTGAAGAACCTGTTGCAGAGGTTGCTGCTGTTGAAGAACCGGCTGCAACTGAGGAACCAGTTGAGATTGAAGTTTAAATATGATATGAACAATCAATTTAATAAATTTGAATGAAACACATGAATCATATTTAAACAAATGTATACATTATTGAAATATAATTTGCAATAAATCACATGTCCCAGGAATTTTGTTCTGCTAATAATTTTCGAAACCAAAAACAATTTGAAAATGCCATTCGTTGTTATAAAGATGTCATTGCGCAAGAAAAAACATCATCACAAGAAAAATACATTTCATGTTTTTATTTGCATCAGTGCTTGGAAAGCATCGGAAACAAAGAGGGTGGATTTTTTTATTTAGTCAAATCAATGAAATATGATTTGGAGAGAGTGGAATGCTTGAACGAATTGGCAGTGTATTACTGTTGTGACAACATGTCATATTTGGCCTACGAATATTACAAAATTATCGAACCTCATTTTTTAAAGGCATCAAATGATTCATCTATAACTAATTCTAAACTGCATTTTGACTCAAATATATCAAACTTCTTCTTTCCGTATATCATGATAATTGTGGCGGATCGTGTAAATGAACGTGCATGTGGTGTTTCCATGTATGAAATAATTTTTCAAAAGAAACAACGCGTGTTCAGTTTATTGCATTTGAATAATTTATTTTTCAACTTGCGTTTTTTCATTTCACATGCTTCATCACAATTTATTTCAAGTGCAAATGAGTATTTATCATTTTTGGAAGATAATGGAATAAATTTAACCCAGTTTGAAAAAGTTGCAAATAGTTTTGACTATTGTTCCCATGGAATCGATTTGCTAATGAAAACAAAAACAAAAACAAAACAAAATGTATCCATGGTATCCATGGTATCCATGGTATCCATGACTGAATCCCGTATTCCAAAATGCATGATGCAAACATGGGGACACAAACAACTGAGTCCACAGTTTAAAGAAATTGTTGACACATGGAAAAAATATAATCCAGAGTATCAATTTGCATTGCTTGATGATAATGATAGTGAAGAATTCATTCAAAAGCATTTCGAACAAGATGTCATAAATGCATACAAACGAATCATTCCCGGTGCATACAAGGCTGACTTGTTCCGTTGCTGCTATTTATGGGTGAATGGTGGTGCATATGCAGACATTGACACCCTCTGCATGGGAAAGTTGGATGATTTTTTGATACCTGGTGCTGATTTGGTAGTTCCAGTTGATTTGAATTGTGGTCCAAATGAAGGAACTCATAACTTGTTTAACACATTTATTGCAGCGGTTCCCAGACACCCAGTCATGATGATTTGCATTCAAAAAATTGTATACAATGTCAAAAATAATATTGTGCCCAGTTCCAAGCTGGATTTTTCAGGACCAGGCGTTTTGGGACGGTCTGTAAATGAATTTTTAAACCGAAATGAAACCGATTCTTTTGTAGGAACGGTGGGTTTGCATCATGCAAACAATATAAGCGGTGGTATTCATTTTTTGAAATTTGAACCAATAACTGAGTTTGTAAAAAACGCAAACAATCAAGTGCTTTTTCAAAATAAAAATGGAAATCACGAAATTGCACGTTTATATCACGATGAATGCTGCAAGTTAAATAAATTTGTGTGTTGGGTGAACTGTGCGTCTCCAATTGCCGAAATACAAGTCAACCATCCAAAGATATGTTTTATAACAGCCGTGTATGGAAATTATGAAGCATCGTGCAAGAGATTTGAAAAACAAACGGTTCCGACCGACTTCATTTGTTTCACTGACAATCAAAACATGGTTGGTAATGGCTGGATCATAGACACAACCCCATATCATCTGACACACAAAAGCAAACTTGACAATTCAACATTTGTGAATTCAATGAGCAACAACAAACACACTTTCAACATAGCAAAGTATTATAAACAATCATTTTCAAATGTGCCTAGGTTGAAAAAATACGATGTCATCGTCTGGTTGGATGGAACCATTGAAATCACGCACAATAAAACAAGCGAATATGTGTTGAGCAAAATTTACAAAGAAAAAATAATTGGTTGGCATCATGAGTTCCGCAACGGCATGTTGCAAGGAGAAGTTGTTGGCTCTAATTTTCACAGATACACAAGCACATTTTGGAACAATCAACATCAACCATATCAAGACATTAACAAACAATACAATGACTACATTCAAGATGGCTACACTGACGATTTTTTCAAACAAATACACCCTGATAGGAAACATTTTGGTGTGTGGATTACTTGTTTTGTGGCTTTTCTTCAACATGAACCAGCCGTACAAAATTTTTTAGAATTGTGGTATTTGCAAACATTGAAGTACACAACGCAAGATCAAATCGGATTTCCGTATGTGTGTCAAAAAACAAAATTAATACCATACACATTGCCCGATAATGAAATTCATGGAACTCCTCATAGCCACACAATGTTTTACATTAAACACGTTCATGGAAAATGAGAGAACATAGATGCGATATATAGATGCGATATATATTCAATTTAAAAATGTCATTATGTTGCAAATGGAAATGTATGATGTCTTGGTTGTTGGATGTGGACTGTCATTTTTTGGGCAGGTTGGCAAATAAGTATTTCAACATGGACACTGCAATATTAAACGCGTTGGAATATTTTGACAAATATTTTAATTCTCAATCGCATTAAACTGTGCCATCCATTTCTTATTCAGGTCCCGCACAATTTCATCCTGCTGCGCCAGCTTGAATGCCCGGCGCATGTCGTCCTCCGCCTGTAGTTGCTGCGACCGATTTAGTGCAGCTTGTGATGCAGTTTCGGAGTAATTAAATGTCCGACGGTCAATATCTCTCGACATTTGTAATTCATTTATGTTTTTGTATTTGCGAACGGATTCATAGTCTTCGTGTGTGACGGGAATCACGGATTCGGTGTGTGCTTTCCGCAGGTCTTCGTATGCCAGGCCACCGCTTGAACCAAATCCGATTAGGCCGCTGGAGTGTTCTTCGGGGCGCTCGCGCGCAAGACCATACCCGCTGCCTGCACCCACGGAATCGAAAGACCGGACTTCGCTCCGCACAATGAGTGCTTGTTCCCTTAACTTTTTCTTGCGGCGCTCCAGCTGTTCCATGCGCTGGGACCACGATGAACCCTCGCCCAACTCGGCATCGTCGTCCACATTTTCAACGCCTTTGAGCCAGTCGCCGTAGCCGCTGTCCTGCTCCTCATCATGCAACCGGTTTTGTTCAAACGTTTGGTTGAACCAGCGGTTAAATTCTTCTGCGTTCATGCGCTTCAGCTTGTCGGAATTGGCATTGCGGCGCGCATCAATGTCCTCTTTCACGTCATCGTATTTGGCATCTTTTTGACGCGACAACCCGGCGCGCACTTGATACACCTCATGCAGGATTTTATAAGCTTTAGAGAAAAACAGGAAGTATTCCTTGTCCAGACCGGACTTATCGGGGTGCGTGCGCATGACCGTCAGCTTCGCTTCGCGCATGTGCGCTTCTGTAAAAGCAGATGGCATGTTGAACAAGTTGAGAATGTCGCGCAACTCGTAGTTGCGAATGTCTAAATCCAAATCAGGATTCATGATTCGAGAGAAATTGTTCCAAATAATAATAATACAAATATTGTTATTAGGTTTATTATGTTATTTTCGAAACATATGTTTAGTGTTTTTGGATTTTTTGGATTTTTTGGATGCGGTTCGTTGCATTTTACCATTGCGTTTTTTCGATTGGTTAAATCTTTTGTGTTTTTTTAAATTTCTTCCTCCACCATCGCTTCCAGATTCTTCGTCACGACGCGGAGTTTTTGTACCAATTGGCAAATGTTTTTCTGGCGTTCTGCAAGCCAAAACAACCACAATGGCAGTTGGGTCAATCAACCCGGCATCGATTCCAATTCGCAACAACACAGACAACCGTATGTCATCACCATAAATTTGTTTCATCTCAGGGGTCCATTCGAATTCGGACTCTCGGTGCATACCTCGGATGCCCAGCTCTAAATTTTTTACATGTTTTTGCAATGCATACATTCTGTAGTTCACCGGGTTTGCACCATGGGCACCTTGCAATGATTCCAATTCCAATTGAGCACGTGACTTTGCAGTTCCATATTCGTGTATCCTGTATTCACTGGGTGGTTGCTCTGACTTTGGATATTCGCGAAGCGTTTCTTTGCTTACAAGACCGAACTGGTGAGTCATGTGTTCAATCTTTCGGGTTTGGACATCTATGCTTATAATGCCTTCAACGGTTGCAGCACCTTTTCCACAAAATAGCAATAAATCTGCCATTTCGTATCCAGCACGATGACAACGAACCTTGCATGTGTTTTTTTTGTCGGGAAGGTATTCATCTCGCATTTTGCAAAGAGCATCTTTGACGATTTGTCTGAATGCACTTTTTGTGTAGATTTCACCAGCGGGAACCATGTCGAACAAGTTTTTTTCAAATACGAGTTGTGGAGGATCATCTGCCATGAACCAGTGCAATGGCATGCCAAATTTGGTAGTTGTGAAGACATCAATCGGAGTTTCAAATTCAACGACCCTATTCTTTCTGTAATCGCTGGAGCTTACGAGCATCCGGTTTTCGCTAGGTCCGAATGCGAGTCCTTCAAATGTATGGTTGAACTTCGGGAGTTTTGGATTTTCTTCAGCACCAGTCACCACCGGCATAATTCCATGAGTGTGGAATATTATCACCTGCCGTGGTAGTGTCAATGGTTCTTCTAAAGTTGATGCTGGTCGTGGTCGTGGTGGCTCTATATGCAATTGCCACGGCGGATGGTCCGTTGGAAAAAATTGCAAGTCGGGGCTATTCACAATGTCCAGGACCGTGTTGGACAAAAACGACATCCCCTCATGTGTCGTCAATTCGCAGGCTGAATCGAATTGAAATGGTCTGCTGGGGGATGCATTGTTATACAATCGAACTGCGCGAATTAACACATTCATCACGTTGGGACCGATGGGTTTACCGGTTTCAAAATTATGAGAAATCGTGCAAATTCCATATTTGATGAATTTATCCAAATCGTCGGTTATACCTTCATCTTCTAGTTCATATGCGTTTTCTTCCAACACAGTAAATGCGTCATCGCATGCTTTCATTAAGTGCGCATGCGCATCTCCTCCATTAAAAATGAGGATCTGATGATTAATGAGTTTTCTAACTTCGGAGTATAAATCATCCATTATGTTGTTCGTTTGTTCATATTAAACCGAACGAAAAGAAAATTATACAAAAACTTATTTGCCAATATAGTTACTGGTTGCCGTTCCACCTGGATTTGCGGCGGCCACAACCCGGAAAAAGAACGCGTCCAGTGCCTTAATATCCGCCCCCGTGACTGACATGTCGCTAATAATGGTTGCATTTCCGTGCTTGTAAAACAGAAACACGGGAATGCCGTTCACCATCTTCTTCTGTTTCAGCGAAGCATACAAATCAAACGACTCGTCCACATCGCACTCAATCAGGTCGACATTGGCAGGCAACTGCAGGGATGCCAGGCGCGTGTATTCTGCAATCTGCTTGCACGGTCCGCACCACGTCGCCGTCAGCTTCAAAACCGTGTGATTTGGCGTTTCAGCTAAATGTTTCAAAAACGTTGCACGATCGGCCGAAACGTGCTTGACCCGAGTTGCGTTGTTAAGAGATGACATTATTAGTGATTGTCTTTGTATTACATCTCTAATAAAAAGCATTTAAATGCATTATCGATAATATTAAAAATCTCTTAGATTCATTGTTTTGTCAAATAATTGATTTGAAAAACTTGACACAACACAAACATCAATCCAGTGGAAATGACACAGCAGTGCGAACATTATGTAAGACGTTGCAGCTTGGTGGCCCCTTGTTGCAACAAAGTGTATGTGTGTAGGCATTGTCATAACGATGCCGAGACACATGAAATGGATAGACATGCAGTCAAAGAGGTGGTGTGCAATGAGTGCAATCAACGGCAGCCAGTGGGGCAAACATGCAACAATGAATCATGTCGCACAATGTTTGCAGCTTACTTTTGCGCAGTTTGCAACTTCTTTGACAATCGAATTGAGAGAAATTATTACCATTGCGACAAGTGCGGAATTTGTCGCGTGAAAGGCGAAAATGAGTTTGTGCACTGCGACACATGCAGAACATGTGTGTCAGCATCGAATCACAAATGCAAAGAAGAACAGTTTCATACGGATTGTCCCATTTGCATGGAAAATATGTTTTATTCTACAAAACCGTCAAACGTGATTCCGTGTGGGCACACCATGCACGTGCATTGCATGCATGAATGCTTTCAACGGAACCAAACCAGCTGTCCATTGTGTCGAAAAACCATGCTCTCACCCGAAATGTGGGCCACGCACAATGGGATGATGGATGAACTGATTCAACGTTTTCCAATACAGGAAGAACTTGTGTTCAGCATATTGTGCAATGATTGCGGATTCAACAGTGATGCTCAATTCCATCCATATGGCATGAAATGTGGTCAGTGTGGCGGATACAACACCAGTCGGAATTAGCCAACAATGTGGCAATGACGTTCGCACTCTTCAGATGTATTGTATCTCCCAGTCATGCCTCCTTGGGCCGCCTCACAATGTCGTTCTTTACCAGTTTGATTGGGAACGCAGTTAAAAGTGCTTGCACTTGGACTAGGATGATGAGTTGGATGATGAGTTGGATGATGAGTTGGATGATGGCTAGGATGATGGCTAGAATGATGAGTTGGATGATGAGTTGGATGATGAGTTGGATGATGAGTTGGAACTGTACCACACATTGCATTGCATGTCATTTCATCATCATATTTTCCATTTGGTGTTTGCACACACTTGCCACCATATCCACAATCCCATCCAATTGTGCTGTAATGATGGTGATGATGATGGTGTTGAGGGCCTGGTTGAGGGCCTGGTTGAGGGCCTGGTCCACCACCACAGTTTGAACCATGTCTGTTGCTGGCAGTCACTCCATCCGGGCAACATCCAAATTCAGTTCCGGCACAACCGCCCACATTCTGGGGATTATATGGACGAGCACTATGATGAGGCTTATGTCGCCGACGTGGGTCAGGCGCAACGTGATTTCCCTTGGATGGGTTCAACCCAAACACATACAGTAAAATGGTGGTCACATAAGTCATGAGAATGAATGGAATGAACACAATAAACCACGAGAGAATGGTAAGACCACCGATGCAAAGTTGGTTCAATAAAATCGTGAAAACAATCATAACAATCACCTTCAGAAAGGCACTATTTTGTTGCCCTCTAAATAAATCAATCACAATCTGGATAATAGAAAATCCAAGATACAGGACGGCAGGTGGACACAACGAATCTATAATCATTTTTTAACCCAGAAGCAATATAACATACGTTGATATATTATTTTGTATCAATCATCATTGTTCGATAAATTCACCTATTTCTTCATTGTGGAGGATTTCTTTGTCAGTTTTGCAATGCCATTCTTAAATGAACCCACGATTTCTCCAACTTCTTCATTCGTGTAATCATAAATATCGCCTTCCATTTCATCATTGGTTACATATGTTTTTCCTTTAATTTCCACTTCAAAGAGTTCAAGCTCTTCCTCGTCTGCTTGCTCCTCATCTTCTTCGTCTGCTTTCTCATCTTCTTTCTCTTCTTGCTTTTCTTGCTCTTCGTCTTGTTCAGCCACAGGCTCTTCCTCCTCTTCTTTCTCCTCTTCTTCTTGTTCATCTTCTTGCTCTTCCTCTTCTTGCTCCTCTTCTTGTTCAGCTGCTGGCTCTTCCTCTTCTTTCTCCTCTTCTTGTTCAGCTGCTAGCTCTTCCTCTTCTTGCTCCTCTTCTTGTTCAGCTGCTAGCTCTTCCTCTTCTTGCTCCTCTTCTTGTTCAGCTGCTGGCTCTTCCTCTTCTTGCTCCTCTTCTTGTTCAGCTGCTGGCTCTTCCTCTACTTGCTCTTCCTCTTCTTCATCATTAGTGGTTCCTTTTTTTAAGTCATCATCATCATCTTCTTCTTCTGTTGAATATTCAAACTCACTCGCATTTGCAGCAATGTTTGCATCGTTGTTTTCACCAAGCGCGGTTGAGTTCATGTATTCTTTGATTGAATCCAAATTGTCCAACCCGTCTTTGTGTTCAATTGCAGCGTCTATGATTTCGAGTTGAATCGGTTCTTGCTGCACATTGCACCGGCATTGATTGTCTAGCAATCGTTTTACAAATGGAATGTTCATAACAGCTTCATGAGTCTCTTTGCATAAACCATAATCGGACAATGCATTCAATATTTTTGGCTCCAGCGACAAACGAAGTTCGTCCATTACAAGAGAAACAATTGAGTGAGCGGCATTCGTAGCAGAGGTCATGATTTCAAAAAAAAGAAAGACACAAGATACATTCATCCTAGCCATTTGTTTAATATGATTTTCAATAGATTTATTGTTTCATTATGGTCCAGTATAAACTAATATTCTAATCATAATTATATTCAACTGAATTCAACTTTTTGTCATAAACACATAAAAAACAATGAACTCTGCAAATTCGAAATGGTACAAATCTCTCAATAAATCACCATTAACTCCTCCAAATTGGGTGTTCCCAATTGCATGGACACTGTTATACCTTCTTATCATTGCATCTGGAGTGATTTTTTTGAAAAACGGTGGCACCATTCGTTCGAGTGGGTTCTTGTATTATTGCATTGCATGGATTCTGAATCTCTCGTGGTCCCCCCTGTTTTTCAGATTCTCTAGGCCCGACCTGAGTTTCGCAGTGATAATTGGAATGTTAATGTTCATTGCACTAACCATTCGTGCATTTTATCACGTGAATCGACTTTCCGGCCATTTACTTGTTCCTTATTTCATTTGGGTTTCGTTCGCCGCATATTTGAATGGATACATTGTGTTCATGAATTGAAATGCATGAAGAACCAGTTTAATTGTTTTCAATTGTGAAAGTAATTAAAAACAATTACATCATTTAATATATAACATTTTCTGCAAAAATATGAATCCAATTCCAATTCACTTGCCTCCCCATTTGCAGCATCTCAAGGGCGATGAGCTGAATGCTGCCATCAAACAAGAATATCGTGTGCAAGCCATTGCATTCATTATGCGCCAAACTGATTATAGCGACGAGGTCGCAAATGAAAGACTGGACGAATTGAAAGACCCCATGAAAGTTATTCAAGAGTATCTAGGTGAAAGCAAGGTTCAAACAACGCAACCGGTTTGCAATTCGAAAAACAAGATGAAATATGGAGAGATTCGGAAATTCATGGATGCCGGGGCTAGACAATACAACAGACAGAAAGAAATAAATGAACGGCGTCGAAAATATCAAGAATACATTGAACAACAACAACAACAACAACAGCAACAACAGCAACAACAGCAACAAGACCAACAACAACAACAAGACCAACAACAACCAGCAAACGAATAAATGATTACACGCTCCATGATGCATAATCGGTGCTGTAACTTCGTCCAGCAAACGACAGTGCGGGGTCTTGCGGAGGCGGCGTCTCAATGGTAACCACTTGATAACACAATTCAGGTGGTTTCAATATGAATGCACTGCCTGCATCATTGAATGCGTTGTTATATATTTCCAAATTCACATCTTTAACTTGTGGCATCATGCCAATGAACTGACACCCAAATGCTTTCGAAACATTGAAATTGACATTTTCTTTGAATGGGGCATCTGGAAACACAATGCTCATGTTCTTCTTGTTGTGGTCAATCAAGTCATCCATATTTGGGGTGTTTTTTACACCCATTTCGTATTGAAGCTGATACAAAAATGGCGAATTTGAACCGAAATTTATGATTTCAAACAATGGCAGGTCTTTGTCCACACACAATGCATTGGATATGTCAGCCATGATGATAACTTTTCCAACAAGTTCCGACATGAGCACCTGTCCTAAATTGTTTCCGTTGAAAACATAGTGATAGTCCGGTCCCAATAATCGGTTGCCAAACTGCGCATTGATTGCAGAGACAATCTCTGGAATTATTTTCGTGTTGTTGCTTTTGATTCGCAAATGAATGAAGAGCGGGTCAGTGCTATTCACTGCTTTCGTTGTGGTGAATGCAACTTGCGAAGTGGCAACCATGGCATCCAAAAATGGAATTGAATTGTATGTTTCCTTGTAGTAATAACTACCCTTTGTGGAAGCCGCCACAACTGGCTTGTTGTCTTCACTGTAAATTTCAAAATCCAGGCAGCGATATCCATCGGCAATTGCACTTTGCAGTGCAACAACATCCACATAGTTGTTTTTCCATTCTCCTAAACAACAACAGTTCAATGCAGTTTTCACATAAAAATTGCGCAAGGGCAATGTTGAAACATCTACACTCGGATTTGCATTCGCAGTTCCAAATGTTTTCATGCTGTTGTTCGTGATGACATACGTTGATGCAATTTCGTTCTGTTTTTGATTCACCTTGAAAATAATATACCAAATTGCAACCGCCAACACGAGTGCAAATAAGACAAAAAGAGCCACCTGTAAAGGGTCTGCTGACATGACCCCGGAATACAATGAACCTGCAAAAGCGGTTGCTGCCGTTGCGGCACTTGCAAGTTTAGATGATGCTTTGGTCATTGCGGAATCTGCTACATTTGTAGATTCTGGTGGTGCGGAATCCATTTTCTTTATTCTTGTATTATGATGATTTAAGATTTAAATGTAACTTGTGTATTTCAATTACATTGTTGCAATAAAATAATAAAAATAACAACATAAATATAATAAAATGACGGGCGGTTTACTAAACATTGTGTCTTATGGCAATCAAAATGTCATTCTAAATTCCAATCCGAAGAAGTCGTTTTTCAAGACAACTTATGCAAAGTACACCAATTTTGGCATGCAAAAGTTTAGAATTGACTTCAATGGGCTTCGAAACCTGCGCATGAGTGAAGAATCGCGTTTCACATTCACTGTGCCTCGCTATGCGGAACTACTTATGGACACATACCTCGTGGTTACGCTTCCAACCATTTGGAGCCCGATTTATCCACCTTTGCAATGCAATGATGTCTGGCACCCATACGAGTTTCGTTGGATTGATAATTTGGGCACGCAAATGATCAAAGAGGTGGTGTTTTCTGTCGGTGGCCAAATTTTGCAGCGCATGACCGGCAAATATTTGCTTGCGCTTGTGCAGCGCGACTTGAACGGAACCAAGCGCTTCCTTTACGACAACATGACTGGAAACATTCCGGAATACAATGACCCTGCCAATTTTTCCGGCAGAAGAGGAGTGTATCCCAATGTGTATTACAACACCAGCCAACAAGGTCCTGAGCCATCAATTCGTGGTCGCACCCTCTACATTCCACTAAATGCATGGTTCTGCAACAACAGCCGCACCGCGTTCCCGCTGGTTGCATTGCAGTATAATGAACTGCAGATTGATGTGGTCATGCGCCCGGTGCGCGACCTTTTCGTGGTGAGAGACATAATGCACCCCGCGACCACACCCGAACAAGTCGCACAAGCACCCTTCATTCAGCCCAATTTCAACGAGCAAGAGTATCAATTCTATCGCTTTTTGCAACCTCCTCCCAGTGCGGATATAACCACGGCCGATGCGTATCTTGACAAGCGCACCGATTGGAATGCAGACGTGCACCTCTTGTCCACGTATTGCTTTTTATCGGCCGAAGAGTCGCGCGTGTTTGCATCCCAGGAACAAAAGTATCTGCTTAAGGAAGCATACGAATGGGATTTCAAGAATATCACCGGGACTCATCGAGTTGAACTTCAAAACACCATGGGCATGGTTGCAACATGGATGTTCTTCTTTCAGCGCAGCGACATCAACCTGCGCAACCAGTGGAGCAATTACACGAATTGGCCATACACGAATGTCATCCCGGTTGATGTTATGCCTGCCCCTAATACGGGATATGAGTTGTATGACTGTCCCATTATTACGCCTACCATACTTAACCTAAACAGTATATTGGTTGCAGTAACTGCAGTCATTGTTGTTCCAACCGATGCTCTGAAATTTTTTGCAATTAATGATACCATAACAGTGACTTATAACCAAATCTACACTATATCAGGACAGATCACTCACATTCTTGGAAACAATATTGAATTCGGTCCAACTGCCATACCAAGCCCTCCGGGTCCTCCTTCTCCATCTGTCGCACAAAACTTTAAGTATGGAGTTGTCACCATAAGTCCACCGTCAATGCATGACATTGGCCCTGGTGCGGAACCAAGTGGCACGCCATCCGGTCTTTTTGTCACACAGGACTACAACGTGGAGAACCAACGCGAGATTCTGCAGCAGCTTGGCATTTTGCTGAATGGTTCGTATCGCGAAAATCTGCTACCTTCTGGCGTATATAACTACGTGGAAAAATACATTCGCACCATGGGTTCGGCCCCCTTTGGACTCTACATCTACAATTTTGGACTCGATGCAGATGTCGACACATATCAGCCCAGCGGTGCAATTAACATGAGCAAATTTTCCACCATTGAGCTGGAATTCACCACATACCCGCCGCCACTCGACCCCAGTGCCAACTATTATACAATTTGCGACCCCGAAACTGGCATCCCAATCGGTGTGAACAAACCTCAGTGGCGAATTTACGACTACAACTATGACCTCACCGTTCTGGAAGAAAGATACAATGTATTGACATTCATTGGTGGCAATTGTGCACTCATGTATGCAAGATGATGATGATGCAATCATGCACACGCAGCATTTAGCAAATCCTAATGATTCATTTGAGAGAAAATGTGGTTATTCGACAATAATAATATTATAATAATTTAGTATTATAATACTTGTTTGCTTACAACCTCGACTATAAAAACATGGGTCGGCGCCGCGAAATGAATCTTAAACATGTAAATTCTCTCAATGGAACCGGAACAGATGCAAATCAGGATGAATCCTATTCTCCAACCCCGTTTGTGAATTATCTTTACACCATGGTTCAAATATTGCTTTGGTTGTTTTTGTTTTGTTTCATCACAACGAACAACTATTTGAATGCCAAATATTTTGACGAAGATGATGATTATCCAGTTGGCAGCACTTTGAAGGATTTAATCAAGAAAAACCAAAATCCATATTGTTGTTCCTACGTGGAATGCAATGAAGTTCCTCTTAAAGATTCGGAAAACGTCTCCAAGTTGAGCTGGTGGTTTCAGACCACGCAAGAATCATGCTACCGGGTTGCCGGCATGGGATTGCACTATTACTTGAAGTTTCTACAAAAGTGGTGCATTGGCGACAATGGAATCCCTTACACGGGATACATCTCTTTTGCCAGATGGACCATTTTTGGAATACTCACCCTCATTACAATTATGTTGTTGTTGTGTTTTGTGTGGGTCATATTCCTTCCTGGATGGTTTGGAGGGTTGTTTGCGTTCATGAAACTGCAGACGAATGACATCAATAAGTTTGCGTTGTTTTGTTTTTCTGCATTTTTGACCATTTGTTTTGGTTGGGTTTCCGTGTTTCCAGTCATTTATGAGTTTTTTTACTTGTTGTATATGTTCTTCATGAAACAAATCTTAACCCCAACAAATAATTACGGCGCAGAATTTTCAAAGCGCATGTCAAACATGGTGGTTGTGTTTGTCATCGTGGCTGTCATTGTTGCCATGGTTCAGTTGCCCACAATCAGTGCGGCAATCATTGCAAGTATTATGTTTTTGACAATGATATTTATGAAAAATAAGAGTTTGTATAAATCCGCATAAACACAAATGCATATATAAAAAACACTACATTCTATCAAAATGACGACAGCAACTTTGCCAATGGTGAGCGTTTGCACCCCCACATTCAATCGCCGACCATTTGTTGAAGCCATGATGAAGTGTTTCAACCATCAGACATATCCACGCGACCGCATGGAGTGGATTATCATTGATGATGGAACCGACCCCATTGAAGACCTCGTTTCATCGCATCCGTGCGTGCGGTATTTCAAACTGGAAGAAAAAATCTCTCTCGGGAAAAAACGAAACATGATGCACAAAAAAGCAAAAGGCGACATCATTGTTTACATGGATGATGATGACTACTACCCGCCCGAACGCGTTTCACATGCAGTAAACACGCTGTTGGACCACAAAAACAGGAAAACGGGGATAAAGCTTGCAGGGTGCAGCGAAATGTATATTTATTTCAAATCAGCAAACCTACGGACCGGGGAACTATGTTCCCCGCACCCCTCTTCCGAACCTTTCCCTTTAGAACCCCCACCCCCGGACCAAGGCCACGCCCTGATGGTGCAGTTTGGACCGTATGGACCCAATCATGCAACCGCCGCCACATTTGCCTTCTGGAAAGAGCTGCTGTCAGAATCCAAGCTCAAATACGACGAAAATGCGCATGTGGCAGAAGAGCGTGCATTTTTGAACGGATACACCATTCCGATGGCTCAACTTGACCCCATGAAAGTCATTCTTGTGTTTTCACATGACCACAACACGTTTGATAAGCGCATATTGCTTGCAAACCTGGGCAGAAAAGATGTGGAAACAAACATGCAAGTCAGCTCAAAAACACCAACGGATTTCATAAAAGAGTCGGATTTGTTGCAGTTTTACATGCACGATGTTGATGCGGCATTAATCACATATGAACCAGGACGGCCTTCAATGAAACCCGATGTGCTTCAACAAATTCGAGAGAAAATGGAACAACAAAAAAAACAGCAACAATCACAAAAACAACAACAACAGGATGCGATTTTAAAAGCAGTCATAACATTCAAGGCTCCGAATGCCGAAAATCGCAACATGACGGTGGAAGAGTTGATACAAACTGTCCAATCTCAGGCCGAAAAACTGGAAAAGATGAGGGAGCTGTGCAACAAAAAAGTAAGGGAAAATTCAGAACTTCTTGCAACCATTAAGGACCGCGACGAAGTCATTGCTGCCCATTTAGAAACCATTGAGCGCCAAAGTGCAATAATCGATGCTTCATAATGCAAACATCTCGTTTTGTTATTTGAATTTCATACCAACCCTCTTTGTGATAATTGTTGGCATGTGATTTGACTGTGATAGTGCTAGTCGTCGGGGAAGCTGCAGTGGACTTTGCAGTTGAGGTTGCGGTTGCGTTGGCGGTGGCAGTTTTTGTTCTGGAAATGGTCCATACTTATTTTGAATATCCAAATCATGAAAATATTTTATCATGTCTGCGTAGTCTCCAACAAACGTGCAGTTGGTCATGTTATGCGGTGGAAATGGCACAGAAATGTTCAAACGTTTTCCTTTTGAGTAATGTTGAATGTAGTTATTCGGTGTATAAAAAAATTTTTCAGCGATGGTGCAATCAACTGCATACGCATTCTGGTCTTTGATGTTGTTGAAAAACCAAATCATGAACTCAACCAATCTGCGGTTGTTATTATTTTTTTTGCCAAACATTCCCCCCGGAATTGTCCAAATGTGTGCGACATTGTCAGACATGATGTGCAGCTCTTTGTCTGGATAGTTCATTAACCAATCATCCACTGCGGCTTTTTCACGAAAAGTAACAATCGAATCCAAATCTCGAGAAATCCATATGCTTACTTGAGGGTCATCATTTGGCAAATATCGCACTGCCCGCAAACACAAGTTGGTGTCAACTAAAAACAATTCAATCTCTTTCGTTTCAATTAACTTGTTAATGAATTCAGCAGGCTCATTATTAGGAATATACACTCTTATTACCCACCCAGGATAAACAGTTTTTGCCAACTCTAAATTCACAAAGATTCCTTTATAGAATCCTCTAGATGTATCCAAATCACTGTTGATTCCATAAATGGAATAACTTATCACTTTTTTATCATTTTCTGGTCGGACATTGTAAGAGTTTGTAATGGTGATGTAAGCAGACATTGGTTTTATTTGTATACATTACCACTACATTAATTTATCATTCGAATTCATCATCATCTGCACCATCATTCATTACTTCACTTGGGCATGTGCACTTGTTTAAATAGCGCTGCATGCGTTGAATGTCCAATTTGGTGATTTCAAACTCTTCTATGATTTCGTTTATTTTTTTATCACATGCATCTTCTCCGGCACCATGTGTTTTCAATGCAAACACATTTAAGAAAAATGCGAACAAATCTTTTTTATCCATGCCAAATTTTTGGCACATCATTTGAATGAACAGCGTGTTGTTGTATTCAGTGCTATATTTCGTCAACACTTTGGTAAATCGCACCTCAGACGGATTGAACTTTGGGCGCGTCGTGAATCGTTCATGATACAACTTGTTTGTGTAAAACGTTTTAATGAGAGAACTCATTTCATTGAACTGCCAGATTTGTTTCTGAAATGTGATGCGGTCGATGTAATCTGCTAAACAAATGTTGTCTAGTGCGTCTTTGTAAAAACGAAATGCGTCCAATTGATTCGGTTGTTTTGCCAAAACATCCACGACATTTTCGTGCCACAATAGACCCACTATGGTGCGGTCAGTTTCGTTCATCATGGCAGAATGCTCGCTTAATTTGCACGGCGCATTTATAAGTTTTTTGACAATTGTTTTGCTGTCCTCATTGTTGGCTTTTGGTTGAAATATGGTTTGAATGAGTGAACTATTGTAAGTGTCTGAATTCGGTCCACACGCAGAGTGCTTGTTAAAAATGCTGCTAATGGTGTCAATTTTTCGAAGGTCTCCCTGTATAAATCGCGCCATGTTTTTGTGGAGTGCAGCATTTTCAGAATTCAATGTCATTTTGAGAATGATGCTCACTTGTTCCAGTGTGGGCGTTTTAAGTTCGAATGTAATGCACACTTTCATCAACTCTCTGATTTTTTTATCCATATGATAATTTCCAATGCATATAACCGGATTCATGGTGACATCCTCTAGACGTTGTTTTTTCGTCTTTTTAGGACGCATGAGTTTAATGAGCGCATTGATTCCTCCCTTGTCGCCGTTGTTCATTCCGTCTATCTCGTCCATGACAATTGCAATCCGCTTGGGTTTTTTTTGAAACATGGAAAGCACGCTGTGTTCACTCATGTTGTGGTTTGTTATCAAATCAATGACTGATTTGTTGCGTATGTCTCCTGCATCATATCGAACCACATCATAATTCAACCTTTTTAGCAACTGCATAACAAATTCGGTTTTCCCAACACCAGGATCACCATATATGTATATGCCTCGTTTTATCATAAAATCATGTTTTTTCGCATAAAATGCATCCAACTCCTTTGCAATCTCTGTCGCAATTGACTCCCTGCCCAACACCTCATTGTAAGTGCTTGATGCAAATTTCATTTTGTCAAACCTTGAACTTGAACTTAAGCAGAATTGTATACAGATTAGTATTAAAATTTCAATTGTGTTTAATATTGAATTGGATTGAAATGAATTATATGACATTTAAAGTGCATTTAGAAAATGCGGACAATATAAAAATAAAAATATAGTATATATTTTCGTTTCGACCTCTGTGAAATGGATGCCTCTCAAAGTTCCGGTTCATTTTTCGATTCTTTCAACTTTCAACGGGTTGTCCTCACCATTGCAATAATCATGCTGATTGCAGCACTGATTTTTATCGGATATTCTCTCTATCAAAAGTCAATTGATGTGTCGTGGCCGCCAGAAGTGCCACAGTGTCCTGACTTTTGGTCATACGATGTCAAAAATGCCAAATGCGTGCCTCGACCCGGCCAACCAACTGATAGTTGTGAATACAACGGCATACCAGGCGGCACTGAAGGAGTGCCAGCATGCCCGTCCAGTTGAAAATAATGCAGTTTTTTGATAGAAATAAAAATAATTATATGTGTATAATTCAATAACTTATACACATCATAGAATAAATGCAGTATCAACAAATTCAGGGTTCTACGTATTCATCCAAGCCAAGCAATGTCTCGTCAGGCGCGCGCAAGCCGCTTCATTCGAATGGCCGGATTGACATTTTAGGCCCAAACATTGAGCAGCAGTTTGCGATGTATGATAAAATACCGAATTCTAGCGCGTGTTCCTCTTTTCGCGATGCCATGATTGGCAATTGGGAAAACACTGCACTCAGCGATGCTTTTTTCAGCACTGGGAACATGGAAATTGTGCAAAACGCCCTTAGAAACGGTGTCTATACCATGTCCAAGGGCGCATATTTGATTGGCCCCCAAGACTGCGACAACCTGAAAATGATTATGCGAAGCGTCTTTCTACAAAGCTCCATGAATTTAGCAACCAACATTCCTGGTCAAATTGAAGCCCTCAATAAGATTGTGGTCGAAATGTTTGTGCCAAAACTCTACAACGAAGCTCGGGCTTATATTCAATATAAGCGCGATGCCAGCACCATGTATAAACCCATCGACCGTCCCATTTACTCCGCAGAAAACGACAAGACCTTGGAACTACAACCATGGTTTTAAAAATCAATTGTATAATATGTATGGCATAACATATAAAGATAAAATCATTACAATCAAATTGGTATTCAAATTTTTGCCAGCTAGATATGATGCAATCAACGATGCCATGACCATCATGCCGCCATCAGCCAAAACTGCCTTGTATGATACTTCTTTGGCGTAATTTTTGAAGGTGTCCAACATTCTATTCATTCCTCTTGGAACACCCGAAAAAAATGCATAAAATAACATGTCATGTGTGAATTGAACAATCAAGGCCAGCAATATGAATTTCAGGATAGAAAACTCCGAAAAAACATGATAATAAATGGCTCGAACAATGATAAGACCAATCAGTATAATCAACACATCTGCAATCACGGCAGACAAATTAAAATCTGCATACCACTTTATCAACACAGATGAACGAATGAGTTTCATGTTTGACAACAAAATGACGAACAAGTCTGTGATCAAAACACCATTGAATAATGGCAAGTAGTCGCTTGTGTTATTGAAATTTGCAATATTTTTGAACATGTTATAGCATATGCAAACACAATATTTATGCATTTATGCATTTATGCATTTATGCATTTATGCATTTATGCATTCAATGCAAGTAATTGAATAACTGATACATTAATAATCCAATTGTGAAGTCAGCTATGAAAATGGATACTAAATGCAACAGTCGACCATAATGCACATGCATGTCCACACTCTTTGGAAAACGCGTTTTCCACAAAATCTTCAACTCCTCAATTGTCTCATACAACGCAAATGCTGCAATCACTATCAAGGCATTTTTTAATGCACTCATCAACAAATGATGCACTGGTTTCATTTTGATTCTGTTATTTAATGTATATTGATTATTCCAATATGCATTATGAAAATAAAATAAAAATTGAATTTCTCTCAAACCCGTTTTTTGAAAGACATGTTTGCCAAAGAAAATGACATCTCGCACTGACTTATTCAAGAAATCTGTAGGAAAAACGTTCGATTTTGAAAGATATTTGGTCGCGTCTGATCCAAATGGCGCCGATTTCGTCACGCTTGACAGCACGCGTTCTTATCTCGTCACATTGCCTCTCTCTTACTTTGTTTCAAAACGCACAACCATGCGCCCAAAAGGCAAAGCAGATGGCATGCCGTTTGAAAGTTTCCGCATCATCAACATGCAGCATCCTGGCGGTCATGCACACTCTCTCATTCTCATAAAAAGCCATGCAATCAAGTCCAACCCACATCACATTGCCATCTTTGAGCCCAATGGACGCAGCCGGTTCTGTGGATTTCGCATTCTAGATGACCATCATCATCACGACAAAACCACCCCCATGAAAAACATCACCAAGGATTACAATGTCATCTCCCCCAAGTTCAACATCAACTATGGCTCAAACACGCACAACCCAGGATACTGCGGATTATACGGCATCATCTGTGTCGTTGCATTTCGCCACTATCGAAGCAGCACTGGCGCGCTGTGGTTGGCCAAATGGAAGAAACTGCTGACATACATGAGCCAGTGCATTGACTTCAATGTTGGGTCATTTGGAGTGCAACTCGCCGCCCAAGTGCAGGAAATCATTGCTGCGAATGCATGTCATTCATCGGCTGAACGGGAAATCGCCGCAGCCATTCAGTCCTGCATTTCGAACAAACCGAAAAATCATGAACGAATCGATTCAATCAACACGGCGACATTCTCATGATAATAACCAGTCATACCGAAGGGAGTTCCATTCATTCCAATCCATTCATAATCAACATTATTTTCAGTGATAAATTCATAAAATGCTCTCAGTTCTCCATTGGGTCCGTCAAATCCAGGATAGTTCAACAATTCATCAAATACAATCACACAATTTTCATCAATGTGATTTTTTAGTGTATCAAATATGCATTTTGTTGAACTATACAAGTCTGCATCCATGTGAATGAAAGACACTTTTTTGTCATGTTTTTTTATGAAATCAAGCAATGTTTCATTGAACCAGCCCTTGACCAATTCAACATTTTGATTTACATGCGGTGGTTGTCCATTTCTACTGAATTCGCCTTTATCATAACCATCGCGCCATTTTTCAGGCAATCCTTCAAAACTATCAAATCCATAAACCATGTCATCTGTAAATTGTGAAATGTAATTAATGGTGTTTCCACTTGCCACACCGAATTCCAACCAAAGTGTGTTTGGTTTGTGTTTTAGTTTTATGTGTTCAAAAATATAAGTAAGAGGCCAAACGTTTATATTTGGTATCTGATTGAGTTTCATATGTTCAAATTCATGATGCGTAAGATTTGACATTTTAATCAATGATAAACATATTGAACATCATTATTCATTCGTTTGAACGCAATGAAAAAATTTATTTAATTTCTCTCAAACTCTACTTGTTAAACCATTTCAACATGCATTTATGCATCTCATGCATGTTTCAGGCTTTCTTGGCCTTGACAATCTTCTTTGCAACCACCGGTTTTGAATCACATGATTGCGCCACCCGTTTTTCTTCCTGTTTCAAATACTCGGTTCGCAACTCCGCCAAGTCAGCCAACCAGAGCTGTTCGATGCTGGTGCCTTGAAGCGTGGCATGCTCTGATTCTTTCTGTGCCTTTTCTTTCAACAGCTTCTGCACATTCTCCTCGCTGACGCTGTCCATTGGCAGCTTCAACAAATACTTGTATTGCACATCACCCTCCACTGCATCATACCCCTTGGTCTGCAGCATGGCTGTCAATTCATCGCCGCGCTTTCGTCTCAAGTCAATGCTGCCATCCAGCAACTCCTGAATGTAGCGCGCTTTATTGCTTAGGACACGCAGTTCTGCCGCCATGACCGCCAGCTGATGTGTCTTGCGCTTGCTATACAGAGCGAGCCTTGTCGCGTAGTAGTCTCGCACAATGTCGCGCACGTTGCCATATTTCTTCAACTGGTCTTGGCTGTCAAACAGGTGCATGTTGCTCGTGGATTCCGTGGTGTAAAGCTTCAACAGCTTTTCGAGTGCAGTGCAAGAACCATGGTCAACAATCGCGGCAAATGCGCCAAAGTCAGCCGTGGTCGGGAATGTAATCGTGAAATCCACCACAGTGTCCGTGCTCATGTCTGCATAGTCTTTAATCGTGTTTGATTCAATCAACGCCTCCAGGTGCTTCTTGAAATCTTCTGTCCAGTATCCAACGGGGAGCTCAGACACGCGAACCTGTTTCTTGGCAGCATCTACAGTGTGGTTGCCGCGAATGAGGAACTTGCCACCAGAACCGGATGTCAATGCAGTGATTGAACCCTTGAACCCGCGGTAATACGGTTCGATTGTCCCCCATTCTGACTCCGGCTTTTTGAGAAGCATGGCTTGAATGTAATCAATAATTTGCAGTGGGTTGTGGCACATGATGTCCGTGCTGAACCCCGTGCCAATGCCTTTTGTGCCGTTCACCAGAATCATGGGCACGATTGGCGCGTAAAACGTGGGCTCCACCAGCTGGCCGTCGTCATCGAGATACTCCAGGACGGCGTCGTCTTCCGCGCGGTAAATCAGGCGCGTGATTGCATTGAGCTGTGTGAAGATGTATCTTTCACTCGCAGAATCTTTTCCGCCCTGAAGACGAGTCCCAAACTGACCATTGGGCTCAAATAAGTTGATGTTGTTGCTGCCGACAAAGTTCTGCGCCATGCCAACAATCGCCGCATTCAGGCTGGCCTCGCCGTGATGATAACCCGAGTGCTCAGACACATAACCACTGAACTGTGCAACCTTGATTTCTGTCTTGAGACCGCCTTTTTTGAACGCCGCAAACAGGATTTTGCGCAGCGAAATTTTCAGACCGTCCATGCCATTTGCAATCGAACGCTGGTTGTCGTAGACCGAAAAGTGCTTCATCTCACGCGTCATGAAATCCTCGTAAGACACCTGCTTGTGGCTGGTGTCCAAATGGTCGGCGCGGTTATAAGTAGATAGCCACTCCTTGCGGTCGTCGGCGCGCTTCTTGTTGAACACCAGGTCAATTGCGTCGTCGCTTGGTTCGCCAGTGTAAGCAAAATCCACGACCTTCTTGTGCTCGAAATATTCGCGGAATTCGCGCCCCGTGCTGGTTCCCAGACCCTTGTAATATTTGATGTTCCATGTGCTGACATCGATAGGGGCAGCAGCTGCACTTGCTCCGCTTGCAGTCGCAGTCGCTCCGCTTGTTCCGCTTTTCCACGCCTCGAACTCGCCTTCGTTGTAAAAGACGCGCTCCTGTGCCCCCTTGCGCGCCTTCAGAATCGGCGTGTTCATAAACCCGATGAACCCCGGAATGTGTGTTAGAGACGGCCACTCGCTCTGAAACAGGTTGATACCAAGGCCCTTGATGTGGGACCCATCCAAATCCTGGTCCGTCATGAACAGCACCTTGCCGTATCGCAGCCGCTTGGCCACATCTTCTGCAGTATATTGTCGTCCATTTTCCAGACCAAGGATGCGTTTGATTTCCGCGATTTCCGTGTTTTCCGCAATGCGCTTGACTGCCTCGCCACGCACGTTCATGAACTTGCCCTTCACTGGATACACACCAATGGTGTTGCGGTCCTCCTTGCTCAGACCCGAGACAATGCCTGCCTTGGCTGAATCACCCTCGCAAAAGATGATGGTGCACTGCGCCGACTTCTCCGTCCCCGCAAAATTGGCGTCAATGAGTTTCGGGATGCCGCGAATGGTGCGCGTCTTGGCGCCGTCCGTCTTCTTCGCCGCCTTGGCCTCCTTCACTTCCGTCAAAGCGCAGGCTGCATCCATGACACCCATCTTGGCGACCTTTTCCACGAACTCATCGCTCACGGTGCAGGCCGACCCGAAATTTGCGCTCGTCGTTGTGAGCTCATCCTTCGTCTGGCTGGAAAACGCGGGATTCTCCACGTCGCAGCGCAAGAAGAGCGTCAGTTGCTCCTTGATTGTCGCCGGCTTAACATCAACCTTCTTCTTGGTCTTGATGAATGCAGCCAACTTGCGTAAAAGTTGGCCCATAATGTATTCCACGTGTTTGCCACCTTTCGATGTGCAAATGCCATTCACGAATGACACGTGCGCAAACTCATCCGTGTTGGTCAAGCACACGGCGTATTCCCAGCGTTCTGAGGGCGCCTCATACACGCGCTTGACTTCCGGGCGAATGTAGAGTCCAATGTATTGCTTGAAATCTTTCACTGGCACAACTGCGCCATTGTATTTCACGCGGATGCTGCGGTCCGTCACGGCAGCGATGTCATACACGCGCTTCGCGAATAACGTAGTCATCTCAGGAGTGAGTCCTGCAATTCCAAGGCGCGCATAATCGGGACGAAACGAGATGCGAGTGTAAGGCTTCTTGCTTGCACATTTGGTGATTTTTGGCGCGCAAATCTCGGTAAGATTCGCCTTGAATTCCTGAACATATTTGAGACCACGCACGTGGTCCACCGTTTCCACCGAGCCCCAGGTCGACCACACGAGAACCAACTTGAATCCGAACCCGTTTTTCCCGCCAACAATTTTCTCTTTTTTGTCTTCCGCATAGTTTGTCGAAGTGCGCAGGTGCCCGAAAATCATCTCGGGAATCCACATCTTGTGTTCGGGGTGCTGTGCAATGTCGATGCCGTTGCCATCATTTGTCATGGTGATTGTTCCAGTTGCGGCATCGACTTCAACTTCAATGGACGTAACTGGAAGAGCATCCTGCTTGCCGTCCTTGATTGCCTGTGCTTGACGGATGACGTGGTCGCGCATATTCACCAAGCCCTCATCCACCAACTTGTAGAGTGCAGGAATGTGCGTGAACGTCGCCAAACCAATGCTTGTCGCCCCGCCTTCTTTCGCATCAGTTGTAGTCGTGTATTCGGTGCATTCTGTGAGCTGAATTGAACCAATGTAGGTGTCGGGCTTCTTGAGAATGTGCTCCAAGTCCGTCATCTTCTGATACTTGTTTGATAAATCATTTGTTGCTGCTGCCATTTTTCAATGAAATAAAGGGATACATGACATCCATTTATTCGCTTTAAGTTCCTTCAATTTTTTGTTTTATTGGGAACATTGATTATTAATTTTATTCAATGCCTTCTCCTATGGCTTTTCTTATGACTCTTCTTGTGGCTCTTCAAAAAATGTAATGTGATTTTTATGATGCATTATTTTTCATCGTCGTTTGATTGTTTTTTTTCGTTTTATTGATTTTTTTGATTTTCTACGGCTGTTTTTCTTGTATTTTCTGGAACCACCATCAAATTTAGTGATTTGTCTAATTTCTGCGCCACATTTTGGACACGTTTTTGCCACTCGTCTGTCAATTTCACTTTTTTCAAACACATGACCACAGTTTAAAACAACCACTTCATTGAATTCTTTGCCTTTTTGTCTCTGTCTCTCAACCAATGCTCTCGCTATTCCGCCAGGTGGAATGTGTGTTAGACGACTTGTGGTGCCTTTTGCTGGATTTATCTCAGCAATTTTATTGCAATTCGGGCATTTGCCATTTTCTTTCAACCATTTCTTAATGCAACTTTTTCTAAACGTATGTCCACAAGTTAACACAGCCCTTTTTTCTTCAGGAATTAAACTCATATCTTCCAGTGTGATGCCACACTTATCTGAAGTTGCAGCAAGAAAATGTCGCGCCGCATGTGGAGGAATTACACGTCTTCTTGTATCAACAATGTCCAACACTGTGCCAGCACCCTGCAACTCCCGCAAATGTCGGTCTATACGGGCCAACTGATTCATTCTGAATTCACCATCACGATTATACAAAAGCTCTAACCATCTCGGTGATTCATGTTCCTCATCCACTCGATTTTGAAAACGTTCCAACAAAGCATGAAGAATATGGTTGCCCCTTACCAAAATATGTTCATCAAACTCAGTATTATTCAAAAGATATAGACATGGCGCACGATCGGCCCAGTTTAATTCCAACAGGGTTCTTATGACTTGCAATGCAGAAATTAACTGCGTTAACTCTTCATTGTTTAATCGATTCTCATGGTATGCTCCAGCATACACCATATTCCATTGCTCACCAATCGCTGACGCTAATTCTTGAAAATAAGGTTCTTGATTTCCACGGTCGGCAAGCAATCTGCTTACACGAGTTTGAACCTCATTAAGAACATCACGCAACATTCTCCATTGTTTATAACGTTCGAATAATCCCAATAGTTCATCATTATTATTAATTCCTTGAAGTGGGTGTTCCAAATTACTAAGAAATTGGATGAAATCGGAACATTCTGGTGTATCGCCTTGTTCCCTCACAAGAGTTACTAGTTCACTGTATCGAGCCGGATCCACTCTATCTCGCATTCCTTCTAAATATTCCATTTTAATATGATGTTATATATTAATACAACATTATTATAAAAATGTCGAGCTACAATTATTATTCCTTAATGAAATGTCGATGTTATCAACCAATAAATAAAAAACTAATAGAAACAGGCAGCGGAGGTGAAGTTGTGCCCATTGTGGTGAATTTCAAAGTGTTTAGCATAATCATTCGAACTGCAACGGCCCAGCGCAACGATTGTTTTACGCAAGCCAACAGACCGACGAATGTTTACAGAAGCTGGACAGGTGCACCAGCGGGATATGGCCAGCCCATACGAAATCAATTCAACTGATTTTTATTAAATTTTTAACAGCACTATATTTTATGGGCACTGATAGTTTTTTTTCTTTCACTAAAGTATAATCAAAATCAAATTCAATGGGAAGAAATCACACGCGTTCTGCCGACGGCTTTTATCACATCCACGGCAAGAAGTACGAATTTATTCGCGGCTCTCGCGCTCAGGTGTTCCACGGCACCGCTTACAAGACTGACGGCACTCCCGGTCTCACCAAGGAGAAGCTCCTTATGAACAAGTATGGCCGCATTGTCAGCGCCAAGAAGCATGCAACCGCTAAGCGAGAGAAGCGTTTAGCAAAGCACGGCTGGACTGCCAAGAAGGGCAAGTTTGGCGCCGTTCGCATCTCCGACCTTAAGAAGAGCCGCAAGAACAGGAAGCATTAAGCGCATTCAAGTTCATTTGTAAAAATGAATAAATCAGTTTGATTCATTTTTTTGACACATTGACATCGTCTAGGTTTTGTGGGTGCGTTTATGCCTGCCTTTGCCAGCATGTGTCTTCTTGCGCGTGGCACGTCGAACACATTTGTTCATCCGGCGTGTGTGCGAATTCCTCTTGCACACTCGCTTGTGTTTTCTTGTGGCACCACCCTTCAACACAGGTGCTTTTTGGTTCCATTCCAGTATGATGCTCCCAATGGCTTCATTAACTGTATCATCATATTTTTTGGGTTCATTTATTGTTTTTAATAAAGCCGGGTCATCCGTCTTTAACAGAGTTTTTATGAATTCAGGAAAAAGTGGCAAAAGTGTATCTGTTTTGTTGAATATTTTGTGCACAAAACTTGCTTTGGGTTGTCCAAATTCTTGTATGTGTTTTCTTAGTGGACCTAATATTCTGCGTTGATGTCGCAACATGTCTTTCTCTTGCACCAATTTTTCATCGAATTCAACTTGATTCAATTGAGTGAGCAAGTTGAGCATTTCTGGCGACATAACCGGCATATCTGCAAACCCAATTTGAAAAAACATTTGGTCCTGTTTTGTGTCAATGATTTTCATCATTTTCTCTCGAAACATGTGTTCGGCTCCCCGTGCAAACATGATTTCTTCAAACACACCGTTCAACCATGCATTATACATTTCATTAGCATGCGAGGAATCAACTGTTTTTGCTTTCGTGTAAGTTTCATACAGATTGAACATGTGTTGGTCCATTTTGAATGGGTACTTGATTTGTTGTGCATTTTGTCTGTCCTTAAAAAACGCGATTGTGTTCTTTCCAGTTTTTTTGCGGAATGTTGCGGGAACCTCATTATTTAATGGGTCAGGAATTAGAACAATTTTTCGTCCGATGCTGCGCAGCAAATTCAAAAAAGCATTTCGGTCGGCAATCAGTCTTTCAGCAGCGGAATCATCAACCGCCGCAATATTACCCTGTTCCAAGTAATACCTTTCATTCAATGCAGTCATCATGACCCGAAGCTCTTTGATTTCACGAAGCAATTCAACTTTGTGTTCCTGAAATGTGGAACTATTAGCACGAAGCAGATACAGCAAATAAATTTCAATGAACGCACGCAACCTAGCAAAGTCTTTCGGGTTTTTGCGCGCCATGAATATGCGAATGAATAGGGCTTTGTCCTCATTGCAAAAAATGCAGACCAGGTCCAGCATAGTGGTTTTCATGGAAACCATATTGTCCACATTATTTACATATTGACTCACCAGCAATTGTGTCAGGTCTGGCTTTCCTTCTCCTTCTCCTTCTGGATAGAGAGATTCATACAAAATTAAAAAATCATCCACTTCTTTTTTCACCAAATCAATTGGTTGAGTAAAATAACTATCAACTGAGCACATATCATTTCTTTTACCACACACCATGCTTGACAACTGAGAAAAACATTTGGTTTCTTGTGTAACCAGTTGCACTTTTGGATTTTTCTTCAACCGTTTGCTGATGAGTCTGGTATTTGCATCACTGTTTGCATTTCCATACATAAACAATTTGATATCGTGTGAAGATTGAGGTGAAAGAATGAATTTGTTTTCGATTTCATCGTGTGGTTTTATTACGCCATAACGTTTTGGACGTTCATAAAAGTTGGCATACAGAATCATCATGTAGAGAGAAAACAACAATAAAAATTGGCGTGAAACTTCTTCTCCAAACACAAAACAATCAATATCATTCATTGGGATATTCTCGCAATTTTTTTTCAGTTGTTCCAATGCATCCACATCCAGGCCCGAATCCGGAATGACTTCTCCAAATTCGTCTGCATTCATGCTGGTCATGAAATCAGCCAAGTAATACGACACTGCTGCACCGCCGGCTGCCACGATGTTTGCAGTGCTACCCATCGCATCATTTGCTGCCGTAAATGCAGCAACAATGATGTCTGTTCGTGTCATTGGACGCGAAGGTCTTGGTGGCTCTTGGTATCCAGGTGCTTCTCCAGGTGCTTCTCCAACTTCTTCTGCAACCATAGCAATTGGAAGCATAATTGGTCCTTGGTTTCCTGTGTTGGTTGTCGATTTGTAAGCAATTTCTCCCAGATATTTGACATATTGCCCACTTGGAAACATATCGAAAAACCGTTTTCCATCTGGTGTTTTCACAGATGGATTTTGTAGAATTGCAATGAGCGTAGCTTTTGTGATGAGAGATTTTGCGGTCAAACTCTGTTCAAGAAGCAAATCGAAAAATTGGTTGCACACTTGTTGAATGACTTTATTTGGATTTGAATCAAACTTTGAAACAATCAAATCATTTATGGCGTGAGCAATTAATGGATTCACCACATCGTATGGTTCAGGATTGGTCGCATGCAAAAACAATTCGAGCATGATGTCAACTCGACTGCATGTTGCAATGGTTTTCAAATTGTACTTCAGCGGCGATGCGAGAATGGTTTGCGTTGCTTCTTCAGAATCGAGTTTTGCGTTGTCAAACACGTTATCCAGGACGTAAACTGAATACACGGGAACATTGAAGACATCACCAATCTTTAGAATGAGAGAAATTTGGATTCCCAACGTATGAATCGGCACTTGTTCAATTGAAATTTCTTTGAACAAAGGATTTTTGAACTCGGGTTTTGCAATGATTGCATTCAATGCGCCCGATATTTCTTTTTCAAGACGACTTGGCCCATTCACAGAAATTAACATTTTGCAATGCTGAACAAAATCAGACAGCAATGCAATTTCCGGATTGAATCGAACATGCATTGTTTCAACTGCATCTTTCACTACATCTTTCACTGCATCTTTCACTGTATCTGTTATTGTGGTGCATGCATTTGGAATTGCATTGAATGCTTGCAGTCCACGTTCCACTGCTTCTCTTGCACCCATCTGTTTCTCTTGGGTTTTGCTTTCAAACAGACTCATGAAAGACACATCTTGACTCAGTTGTGCAATTGGACTGAGAACATCATCAGGCACATCTGCTTTCAATTGTGGAACATCAGCAACAACCTCAGGCACACCGGCAACAACCTCAGGAACATCTGCTTTCAAAACAACCTCAGGCACATCGGTCGTAGACATGTTTTTCAATCTATGCTAAACAATCAGAAACACTTATACTACTTCTCTAAAATTTATTTTCATTATACACTTTTTCAAAATACTTTTTGCTGACGTTTGGATGAGTTGGGCCATTCAAGTTGCTCTTGAGTTTTAGGCGTTGTTGTTGACAGTAAAATTCATATGCTTTATAAGATGTGGGTTGGATTGTTGGTCCAACTGCAGCCAGATATTCATGCATGGAAGCCAACACGTCTCCTCGTTTGTCCCATAGTTTGCAACTTGCGTGCATCAAATATTTATCATTTTCAATTACGACCTCTGGATAAAAGTGTTTAATCAATCCTAAAAATGTGGCATCCGTGTGATTGTGGCTTTGCAGTTGTGGCGATGGGTTTGCCGATTGTTGCAGCTGTTGATAATGATATTGCTTAAACAATGCGGTGAGTTCGTCGATTTCCAGCTCCTCTTCATCATTTGGAATAACCGTTACGGTTTGCGTCCAGAAATCTTTGAATCGTGCAACCAGAGGCAAATGCTTGCTTGTGAGCTGCGAAAATGAATCCGTTGTTTCAGAATAACCCGGCAACCGTTTAATCAGTCTTCCTTTCAGCACATGTGCAAAAAATACATTCGGAATTCTCTCTTC